CAACTATAAATTTGACGAGGAGTTATGATGGGTATCGGTATAATTGCAGGTAATTTTGATGTAATACACCCAGGGTATATTGCAATGTTTAAAGAAATGAAACGACATTGTAATCATATTTTAGTATTATTACATACAGATCCTACCATAGAAAGACCAGAAAAATGTAAACCAATATTATCAGTTGAAGAACGTCTAGACATATTGCATTCATTACGGCAGATAGATGAAGTTCATACATACACTACAGAAGCAGAGTTATATGATTATCTAAAAAATTTATCAGCTGCATTATCATCTAGAAAAACAACTATTAAAAGATTTTTAGGAGATGATTATAAAGATAAAGAGTTTACAGGTAAAGATCTAAATATCCCAATACATTATATTAATAGAGATCATGGATGGTCTACAACTAAATTTAAAAAGTTAATAGCAAATGAAGTACTCAGTAGTAGTAACGTTTAGCATTGAAGGATTTCATAATTGGCCCGAAGCTAAAGAAATATTTCCAGAAGTATCGTTTTTGTCTGACAGACATCGGCATCAATTTGGATTTAAGTGTTATGCAAAAGTAACACATACAGACAGAGATGAAGAATTTATTTTAATGCAACGTCGAATTAAAAAACAATTACGAACTAATTTTGGAGGTAATATATTAGAATTTGGTCGTATGAGTTGCGAAGATATTGGGGAATGGATTTTAGATAATAATACCAATCTATATAAAGTAGAAGTATGGGAAGATTGGGAAAATGGAGCAATAGTAGAAAGATGAGAAAATTATTTTATTTTGGCCTAGAGCCACTAAAAGCTAGATATACATATCAGCTATCAAAAGAATGGATGCCGGCAACATTTGAGCCGTATGCTAATGAATTAGAGTTTATTGATGTAGAAGGAGAGTTTGATCCTGATCAGCAAATTAAAATTGGAGCAGTATTAGATGCAGTCGGTAGAGGTAAATTTGCAATGAGTCAATGTGCTAATTTCTTAGATATGTTGAATCGCGATGAAGTAAAAGATGGGGATATTATATTTCTGCAAGACTATTGGCATCCGGGAATTGAGTCTATATTATATGCAATTGATTTATATGGAATTGATCTTAAGATTTATTCTATGCTACATGCTCAGTCTGTTGATGAATATGATTTTACATATCCAATGAGAAACTGGATGCGTGGCTTTGAGTTAGGTTTAGATAAACGAATGACAGGAATCTTTATTGGGTCTACGGTGCATAAAGAACAATTAAGAGAAGCTGGATTTACGGCACCAATACATGTTGTATCATTGCCAATTCATAAACAAGCAACATTAGCAAAACTACCAGAATATAATTCGTTAGATAAAAAAGACGTTGTTGTGTATTCATCTAGGCTCGACAAAGAAAAGAATCCGTTCTTTATGATGGAAGTGGCAAAAGAGTTTCTAAAACAAAAACCAGACTTCGAATGGCACGTAACCACATCAGGTAAAGAGTTTAGATCCATGCTGCCGGGGGCAATTGATGCATTAAATAAACTAGCAGAAGATGAACCTAGATTTAAATTATTGAACGGTCTGACAAAGGAAGAATATTATACAGAGTTAGCTACATGCAAAATACAATTTAATTCGGCATTGCAAGACTATGTGTCATGGACGGTAATTGAAGCAACTGCATTTGGTGCAGATATTGTATATCCAAATTTTAGATCATTTCCTGAATTTATAGATAGTGATAGAATGTATAAACCATTTGATGTACAGTCAGCAATCGATACAATGCATGATGTATTGGATGATATTAAAACACATTATGATATCGTTGATACTTCAGACTTGGGCCGACAAATGGAAGGATATATTATTGCAAATGACTATGATAAAGAAATATGCGTTTGGCATGAAAAAGAATATTGTAAACATTTATTAAAACAGGAACAAAATGGATAGGAAAGAGTTTTTATATATACCATCTTTATCTGCAGGATCAATGGTTTCTGCATTTAAAAAGAATACTAAGTTTGAGGATGGAACCTCAATGAGATTTTTTTCAAAAGAGTATCCAGAAAAATGGAGACACCCATACTTTCTAGTAACTGCAGGTCATCATTACAAGAAAATGGACTTTCGTGATCAATTGGGATTAGACGACGGTACATTTGTATTCGGAGATTCAGGAGGATTCCAGATTGCGACTGGTGCTTTAAAGTGGGATAGCACAATTCGTGAAAAGATATTTCATTGGTTAGAAGCTAATAGTGATGTTGCTGCAAATTTAGATATACCGCCCCGAGTTACATTTGAAAATAGATTTCAAGACTCAATGGATATATCATTTGACAATTTTAAATGGTTTGAAAAACATCAAAGTGGAAAGACAAAATTCTTAAATGTTATTCAAGGTACATTTAGTGAAGAGTATAAAGAATGGTATCATAAGTTTAAAGATTTTGATTTTAAAGGGTGGTGTATTGGAGGTCCTAAGAAATTAGTAGACTTTATGTATGTTATTGCTTTAATGCTTCAAGAAAGAGAATTTGAAAAGAGTCACGTAGAATATGTTCACTTACTAGGAATAAGTAAAATATCAGACTTTTTTATATTAGCAACATTACAAGAACTGTTAAACAAATTAACTAATAACAGAATTCAATTGATGAGTGATTCATCATCTCCAGGACAATATCCAGTATTTGGAACATATCTTCATTCTGGTAACTATAAGACACAGACATTCACTGAATTGTATTTCCCAAAAAATGCTGAGTATCGTAGAAAGACTCACGTTAAACAAGGAAAGGATGGTGAGATATCTATAGATAAAACTAAAAAGGTACCATGTAGTATGGGATGCCCAGCATGCAATGATTTTACATATGAATATCTAGGAGGAAAGACTGATTCTGGATTAGATAGATATTCACAAGAAGGTATGCCGAGAATGGTAGTTCATAATACGCATTTATATTGTGAAATTGTTAAAGATATTAATAAGTTAACAAATAATCATGTTGAGTTGTTAGAAACGGCAATCCCAAAAGAATTATTCAATGTTATATTGTCATTACACGAAATGTTTGAAGATCCAGACAATGCAATGAATGTATATTCGACATATAAAAAGACATATAAAAAGTTTGGTGGTGATAGTATATCAACTACCGATGTTAAACAATTCAATAAATTTTTTAAATTTTAAATAGGTTATATAATGGAAAAAAGTAAATTACAATCATTTATCAATCGTTATTATCTTGCTGGTAATTGCGAAGCGGTAATATTAAAAGAAAATGATAATGGGGTAGGGTGTGAACTTATCGATATGGATCAAACCGTAGTAGGAAAGCTTCAGTGGAACACGACTCCTTTTATGAAAGGCGAATTGGGTATTAATCATACCGGCTCATTAATAAAAATGTTATCAGCTGTTGGTGAGAATATCAATATTGACGTACAGGATTCAGCAGGTAAAAATTATGCAATGAAAATTAGCGAAGGTAGTACAAGAGCAACTTTTATGTTAGCAGATACAACCGTTATTCCGGCAGTTCCTGCAATTAACGCAGAACCACCATATGAAGTAACATTGCCAATTGATGATGCATTTATGAGTAAATTTATCAAAGCAAAAAATGCATTGCCTGACGCAAAGAATTTTGCAGTTCAAGTAGTTAATGGAGAAATTAAATTTATTATTAATTATTCAACCGTTAATTCAGATAATATTACATTTGATGTTGGAACGACTGATGTTACAGATTTAGATCCAATTTGTTTTAGTGCTGATAAACTCAAAGAAGTATTAGTAGCAAATAAAGGCGATAATGGAACAATGCATGTATCAAGTCAAGGATTATCGAGAATTGATTTTACCGGAAATGACTTTGAGTCTAACTATTGGCTAGTTCAATTACAGAATTAATTATGACAGTTAGAGTAATAAATAAATCAGATAATGACTTACCTAACTATGAAACAATAGGTAGTGCCGGATGTGATGTTAGATCTAATCATGATGCAACTATAAGTCCAGGTCACAAATTGCTAGTTAAAACCGGATTATATGTTGAAATTCCAGTTGGGTACGAAATTCAAGTAAGACCTAGAAGTGGATTAGCATATAGTAAAGGAATAACTGTATTAAATAGTCCTGGTACAATAGATGCAGATTATAGAGGAGAGATTGGTGTAATTTTAATTAATCATGGAAATGAACAAATATTTCTAGAAAAAGGAGAACGCATCGGTCAATTAGTATTAAATAAAGTTGAACAAATAGAATGGAACTCAGTATTAGTGTTAACAGACACCGATAGAGGTAAAGGTGGATTTGGTTCAACGGGAAAACAATAAAATATGTTTGGAGTAACAGAAAATACATTATGGGTAGAATCCTTCCGCCCAGATACAATGGATGGGTATATTGGTAATGAGCACATTATCGACAAAGTTAAAATATTTATTAAGAATGGTGATGTTCCCCATTTATTATTCTTTGGGCCAGCTGGTACTGGTAAGACTACATTGGCAAAAATTATTGCTAATAGTGTTGAAGCAGATATGATGTATATTAATGCATCTGATGAAAACTCTGTCGACGCTGTAAGAGATAAGATTAAACGATATGCTTCAACTGTAGGATTTAAACGATGGAAGATTGTTATATTAGATGAAGCAGACTATTTGACTCCAAATGCTCAAGCAGCTCTTAGAAACTTAATGGAAACATATAGCAAGACTACTAGATTTATACTAACATGTAACTATGTAGAGAAAATTATAGATCCAATTCAAAGTAGATGTCAGACATTTGCAATTACACCACCTAATAAAACTGATGTAGCAAAACGATTGGTTACTGTGTTAGATGAAAAAAATATATCATATGATGTACAAGATATTGCAGCAATTATTAATGCATCATATCCAGATATTCGTAGAGCAATTAATGCAGCTCAGGCATCAGTAGTGGACGGCACATTGCAATTAGATAAAGTAAGTGCTATACAAGCAAATTATATGACCGAAGTATTGGAAATGCTTAAAAATTCTAAAGATAAAAAAGCAACCTTTAATAAAGTAAGACAATGTATTGCAGATAGTAAAGTACGAGATTTTACGCCACTATATACATTTCTATATGACAATCTAGAAGAATTTGCCATGGGGCATATTGCAGCAATGATATTAATTATTGCTGAAGCTCAATATAAAGACGCAACTGTTGTTGATAAAGAAATAAACATAATGGCTATGTTTGTTAATATTATGAATGAAATATAACGAGAATCAAAATGAGTGAAAGACTAAAACCCGGAATTCCGGAACGTTATAATTATAAGTTTAAAGTTGGCGACAAAGCAGTAAAGCCAAAAGGATATGCATTTCCATGTACAATAGTAGGAGTATTCCAAACTCTTAAAGGAGATATTCGAATTGTAGGAGAAATGGATGAATTTGGACTATTACATATATTCAATGAAAATCAATTAGAATTAGCAAATCGATAATATGCACGAAATATTTCACATTATCGGATTATGTCCTGATCATTTTAGTCATACAAATTTAATTGATATTGTTATGGCAAATTACGAAAACATATCACAAATTAATCCTAATCTAATAATAAAAAAACTATGTCGGAAAAGATCTTAAAAGGACCAATTACCATTGTATTTAAAACTAGTAATCGTAGCAATGCTCGTGTAAAAATGAAAACATATAAAAAAAAGAGTATTGATGATATTTTAACTGCAAAAAAATTAGTCGGTGTACCAGAAAATGCTATAATATTGGAAATGGGAATGGGCACTAAGTTTGAAGAACAATGGAAACAAAAATATAAATTATAATGGCAAGTATATTTGATTTTATCAACGGCGTAACTAGCAAAAAGAAAAAGTGGGAAGAATGGTCAGAGCCAGATCAAAAGAAGTTTGCTCCATTTATTGTGAATCGGTGGCTATCAATGAGAATGGAACTAACTGATTTAGTCAATGAACTTCAGTGTTATACTATTGGCCAATTAAAGCCGAGAGACACATATAAATTGTATCATGATCTATTACCAAGTAATAAAGCATTTGCTAAATATATAAAAGGCAAGAAATCTGATAAGTATGATGTTAAACTAATACAACAATTTGCAGAGCATTATCAAATAAGTAAATCTGAAGTAACTGAATATTTAGAATTATTAGATAAAGACAGTTGCGATCGGATACTTTCATTATATGGATATAATAAAGCAGAAAAAAAGAAATTATTGAAAGGAATAAAATGAATATAAAAGGAATACCATTCGCACATACCCAGAAACATTATATCGGTAAAGATAGTCTATATAAATTTGCAACAGAGTGGGAACTAAATTCATATGAATTTGATATTCTTAAACGAATTGTAAGATGTCGACATAAAGGTAACTTTGAACAAGACTTAAATAAAACTAAAGATGTAATTGACATTTATCTAAAAGAATTTGATGACTAAGAAAAAGCCCGATCAGGTAGTTGACAATCCTGGCATCATGCCATATACTACAAATGTAGGTGCACCAGCTATACGCAAAGACGATGTAGATATATGGAAACAACGAAGTGTAACAAAAGTTAATCATCAATTTAAAACTAGGTTTGAAGAACTCAAAAAACAATATGAACAATTGGTAGATGAGTTTGAATGGAATGATCTTGTATATAATGCAAAATATTCTTTCGAGCCAATTATTGGCGAAACATATCATTTATATTACAAAGGAGATGAGCCATTCCTTTCTTTAATTGCGCCTAATGAATGGAATAAACCTTATATTGGATCATTTACATTAGATAGTAATAACAAATGGATTAAACAAAAATAAATTAGGTTATTAGCAATATTTTTCTTATATTAATAATAAAAGAAGTAATATGGCAAATCATGTTTATACTAATATTCATATACGATTCGAAGATGAAAAAGCGTGTCGTAAATTTGAATCCGATATTTTACAATATGATAAATGGATGAATAGTCCCGATGCAGATGACTCTGTAACTACATATTGGCAACGAATCACAAAACTACAAGATGCATATTTTAAAATAATATGTCCTGATGTAGAACAAACAAGAGATGATTATATTGAAAAGTTGGGTGCAAAATGGATATCCTTCGAAGATATCGATATCGATGAATCAGAAATTAATTTAAACATAACTTCAGCATGGAGTCCAGCCCATGGTCTATTTGCGAGAATATATGATCATGCTGCAAAAATAGATCCAGATGCCAGTCTACTAATTGATTATGAAGATGAAGGAATGAATTTTATTGGTGCTGCATCATATAATAAATTTGGCGACGATTGGGATGAATATGAACCAACCGAAGAAGATTTACAATTATTAAATGATGAAGATACTGATCGTATTGATGAATTTTATGAGATGATTAATGATCGGATGTCTGAATTAATAGATTGTGTATTATATAATACTAGTTTCACATTAAATGGATCCGATGAGTAAAGAAAACGTAAATTATATTAGTCCAGTTTATAGATTAGCAGTAAGAGATCCAAAGTCAGTGCCAACTAGAATTTCATATTCACAATGGTCAATGTATGAAAAATGTCCATTGAATTGGAAGTTAGCATACATTGATCGATTAGCACCATTCACTGCATCTATCGATACTGTCTTTGGAACTGCATTCCATGAGACACTGCAACATTTTCTAACGGTTATGTATACTGAGTCTGTAAAAAAAGCAGATGCAATAGATTTACCAAACTTATTAATGGAAAATCTAAAAATTGAATATAGTAAATGTGTTGTTGATCGTAACGGTGAACATTTTTCAAATCCATTACAATTAGCAGAATATCATGAAGATGGTATTGCTATATTAGATTGGTTCAAAAAGCGTAGAGGACAATATTTTTCAAGTCGTGATTATGAGTTGCTAGGAATAGAAATGGAATTGTGTACTCCAGCATCACAAAAGAATTCATCAGTTTATTGGTACGGATTTATGGATTTAGTATTACGGCATAAACCTACTAATACTATAGAAATTTTTGATATTAAAACTAGCAGAATGGGGTGGAATAAATATCAGAAAGCAGACTCATTAAAGTCAGCTCAATTAGTTACATATAAAACATATTTCTCAGAACAATATGGTGTTCCTAAGGAAAATATCAATGTAGAGTTTTTCATAGTTAAGCGAAAGCTAATGGAGAATTCAATGTTTCCTCAAAAACGGGTTCAACAGCATCAACCAGCATCAGGTACGGTTACACAGAAAAAAATACAAAAGCGTATAGACGAATTTATAGAAACATGTTTCGATGACGCCGGAAATAAGAATAAAGAAAGAGAGTATTTAGCACTTGCTGGTAAAGGAGCTAAACACTGCAAATGGTGTCCATTTAAAACTGATTATGAAAATTGTCCTAAAGAAAATAGGATTCGAGAATAGTTTTTTATATTATATAGTATATGTATAAACCACATAAACATAAACACGTATATATATATGATTTTGTTTTGAGTAAGCATAAATCACATAGTATTGGATATACAAAATGCGAATATACTTTGTGTACTGACATTACTGGGCCTAACACTAAACAGAATAGAAAATTATTAGAAATTGGTTTACGCATAGCATATAAGCATTATCCAAAAACAGTTAAGTTTGCATATGAAAAATACGACTAACGTTGCAGTTATAGGAAACAAGAATTGGCAGAATCGCCGTAAAGTTCAAGAAACGCTGCAAGGATTAAAAAGCAAATTCGATGAAGTTGTAATCGTAGGCGCTGGTGGTTCTGATGGTGCTAATAGTATGATTAGAAAATATGCATTAGAATTCGGAATGAACTATAAAGAATATAATCCTTCATATTCAGGATATAATCTATATTCAGCAATGCCAAAGACATATTATGGCAAATCATATCACTTTAGTCAATTACACCACAGAATGAAACTTATTGCACAGAATTGCGATTACATGATTATTATGACAAATGAATCCACAATGGATCCGTTTCTAAAAACAGCATATAGTAATATTAATAAACAAAATAAACCGGTAGTTTTACTAGGTTGATATTTATATAAAAGTTATAAGGAGTTTAAATGGAGTTACCAAAAATACAAACAATAGACAACAACAAATCTACAAAAAAGAAAATTTTATTATTATCTGATGATTTTCGATTACCTAGCGGCATCGGAACCATCAGTCGCGAAATTATTTTAAAAACAGTACATCATTATGATTGGATACAATTAGGAGCTGCACTACAGCATCCAGAACATGGGAAAGCACAAGATGTATCGAAACAGATTCAAGAAGAAACTGGTATAGCTGATGCTAATGTAAAAGTTATTCCATGGACGGGGTATGGTGATCGAAACGTATTATTTTCTATAATTAATCAAGAAAAGCCAGATGTAATTTTACACTTTACAGATCCTAGATATTGGATATGGTTATATTCATTAGAACATGAGATTAAAACTACATATGGAATCCCAATAGCATATTATTCAATTTGGGATGATCTACCATATCCAATGTGGAACGCCCCTTATTACGGTAGTTGTGATTTGATTATGGGAATCAGTAAACAATCAGATAATATACATAGAGAAGTTCTTAAACAGAACGGATTTGGGGTATATGATTATGATAAAACAACTAAAGCAAAAAATAATGATATTATTACTGGTTATGTACCACATGGATTAGATCACAATATATATAAACCACTTCCAGACAATGACCCAGCATATGTTAAAATATTAGAACAAGTAAAAACAAACAATGATGCTGAATTTGTAGTGTTTTGGAACAATCGAAATATTAGAAGAAAACAACCAGCAGATGTAATATTAGCATTTAAATTGTTTAATGATATGCTACCAGAAGAGGAGCGATCTAAAACAATGTTATTGATGCATACCTCAGCAGTTGACACAAATGGAACAGACTTAAGAGCAGTAGCAAAACACATTGCTCCAAATTGTAAAATTGTATTTTCTGAAGCAAAACTCCCAATCCAAGATCTTAACGCAGTATATAACTCAGTAGATGTAGTAATTAATATAGCTAGCAATGAAGGATGGGGATTGAGTAGTACCGAAGCATTATTATCTGGAACACCTATTATTAATAATGTTACTGGTGGTTTACAAGATCAATGTGGATTTAGAAATGAACATGGGAACTTAATTGAATTCACTCAAGACTTTCCAACTAATCATAAAGCAAAATATGCAGATCATGGAGTATGGGTGAAGCCAATATTTCCTAGTAACAGATCAATACAGGGATCTGTAGCAACACCATTTATATTCGATGATCGAGTTCAATCAGAACATGTAGCAGTTGCAATATATGATTGGTATATTACTGAGCCAGAACAAAGAAAGGCAGCTGGTTTAGCAGGAAGAGAGTTTTGTTTAGAGAATGGGTTAACTTCTGAGCAAATGGGTAATAAAATGATTGAAATGATGGACATGTTAATAAGCCGACCAATAACACGTCCTAGATACACATTTAACAAAGTAGAAGAAAAACAATACGAAAACATAGGAATAGCATAATGAGAAAAGTAGTTATATC